CGTGATGAGCTTTGCCGTGGCGCTCTTGACGCAATCGGCCCCGGCATCAAGTGCCCCTACGGCGTGCCCGGCGATCGTCTATGGGTTCGCGAGGCGTGGCACTCTTGCCCGCATTGTCCGCAGTACCAGCCGCTTGGGTACATGGCCTACCGCGCCGGGGGATGGCGCACTGGGACCGCGAGATCCAACGACGACGCTAGGCCGCTGCCGCCCAAGTGTGCTGCGCACGGATACAAGCCGTCGATTCACATGAAGCGCCACGCATCGCGCATCACGCTGGAGGTCACCGGCGTGCGCGTCGAGCGTGTGCAGAGCATCAGCGAGGCGGACGCCAAGGCCGAAGGCGTAACGCCATTCCCCAATGACCCAGAAGGCGATTGCTGGACGGACGGCAAGCACACGACTGCCTTCCAGTACCTATGGGGGCAAATCAACGGCTTCGATTCGTGGGCCGCGAATCCGTGGGTGTGGGCCGTCGAGTTTCGGAGGCTGCCGTGACTGCAAAGTGCATCTATTGCCTAGCGACAAGCGGAGACATTGTGCACGAGTACGGAACCACGCGATTCGTATGCTATCGGGCGTACGACTGCCGCGACCGTATGCTCTCCCGCGAGAAGCGGATCGTGCGGGTGTTTTGGCGGGTTCGAGTCAATTCGAGCAACGCCGTCGCCTTCATATGTGACCGCTACTCGCCCAAGGCGGCGCGCCTATGGCCTGGGTATACGTTCTTTCGCGTCACCGTGCGCAGGAAGGGGAAGGGATGAGCCCGCAACCGTCGCGAGTCAAAAAGGGCACACGCGTCTGGACCTGCGACCAGTGCGGGAAGACAGGGCTGTGGGGCGGCGCGTGGCATTACCTGCCGGGCATCATCTCCGACGCGAACAAGTGCAGCGATGGCGGCGTTCTGCCGGTGGCGTTCTGCTCGGATGCTTGTGACGACGCTTGGCTAGCGAAGGCTGTGAAGCGGTGAAAAAGCTCCTGACACGCGCCGAGGCGGCCGAATACCTCGGCTTACCGTTGCGGACGTTCCAGCGCCACGTTATGCCCTCGCTGGTCGCGGTGGTCGTTGGGTCGCGTCCACACTACACGGCAGAGGACTTGGACCGATGGGTAGACCGGCAGAAGGCGTGCGTGTCACTTGGAAACGAGGCTGGGCCTACGCGCGCTTTCGGTGGCAGGGCCAAGACCACCGCGTCGCCCTCGGTACTCGCGACGCGAGAGAGGCTGCGACGTCCGCCGCGCGTGCGTACTCCGATGTTGTTTCCGGTCGCATCGCCGCCACCGCGCGCAGGCCGGGACAACTCCTAGCGCTCGACGACTTGCTTGCGGAGTGGATCGAGTGGAAGCGTCCGGCGCTCGATGTCGAGACAGCGAAGACGCTCGACGTGTACGCGCGCAAGTTTCTTGGCTACTTCGGGTCGCTGGATCGCATCACCGAAGCGAACGCGGCAAGCTACGGCATGACCCGGCTTGGCCAGGCGATGCGCACGACCGTTCTGCGCGAGCTTGCGTACCTTCGGCAATTCCTTGCATGGTGCAAGCAACAGGGGAGCCTTGCTGCGGTGCCGCTCGTCCCTACCCTGCCACCGAAAGCGAGGGGCAAGCGCACCGGGACCCAGCGCGCCAAGGCCGTGGACGTCACGCCGGCCGAAGCGCTCGCGATCATTGCCGCGCTGCCGGAGCAGTCAAAGAAGATCGGGGACCGCAAGTGGCCCATCCGCGCCCGGTTCGCGTTCGCCTGGGAGACCACGTTGCGCCCTGCGTCCGTTGCAGCGCTGTCCGTGCCGGAGCACTGGCGCCCCGGCCTGCGAGCTATCGAGCTGCCGGACGACGACGACAAGGCGCGCTTTGGTCGCACGCTGGACCTGACGCCGGCCGCCGTGGCCATCCTGAAGGCCTGTGTGCCCCCTGGAGGCGCCGGGCTGGTGTTCGGCGCCCACTCGTTCGCCAAGGCGATCAAACGGGCCGCACGGGCCGTTCTGGGGGCAGAGCTGGCCCGGGACTTTGCCCCATACGACTTCCGCCACGGGCGGGCCAAGGCCCTACTCGACGCCGGAGCTCCGCTCAGGGGTGTCTCGTACCTGCTGGGGCACAAGCGGCCGAGCACGACGGACCGATATCTCGCCCCTGACCGTCGCGCCGGGGCAGCCGCCCTTGCGGCGGTAAGTGCCCCATTCCTGCCCCCGAAGAAAAAAGTACCTCAAAAAGTGGGGTGACCGACGGGGTTTGAACCCGCGACAGCTGGAGCCACAATCCACCTAAGATGCTTGTTTTATGCGAGAATTCAGCGAGTCAATAGGCCAAACAGGGCCACAAAAACCCGTGGCGGGACCCAGTAACTGCCCCGGGGGCAGATATCCGCCCCTCCTCCCCAGGCTCGCGGCGGAACTGGCTGCACAGGTGCTGGCAGAATTCGAGACCATTCGTGGCCCCCAAAATAAATCGAGCCAAAAGGCCGTGTAACTCGACTATTTCGCGCACCGGGCTTGCGCTGGATATCCAGCGTGCTAGGTTATCTCTCATGGGGCGGCGCTAACCGCCCTCAGAAAAGGATGATGACCATGATCGAAACGACTGTGATTGCTGGCCCGCAAATGACCTACCTGGGCGATCACGTGGTGCAGCGCGAAGTCACAACGGGCGAGGGTGACGACGATGGGACCCTCTACTATGTGATTCCGGTGGCGCAGATCGGCAAAGGGATCGGAGCGGGGGTGTCTGCCACGATTTCCAGGTGGGGGGAGCCTGGTCCGGCCATCGCAAAACTCGAGGCAGAGCACGCCGCCTATTTGAGGTCTCTGCCAAGACTCCGTGCGGAAGCCGAAGAGGCACGCAAAGAGTCGGAGTTCCAGGCCGCATGGCGCGAAAATCAGAAATGAGCGCCAAAAAAGATGGCGCCCGGGCCGCTAAACCCGGGCGCCGTGCGGCGTCCAAAACACGCGGGGATGATGCCGGCGCGCCGCTGACCTCCGCAAAAAAAACGGTAGCACGTCGCTCCGGCGCAAACATCCCGAACGCTCAGCGCCACACCGTGGCCCTTCTGATTCGCGTCCGGCCGGAGATCGCCGCATGGCTACGCGACCGGGCCGCCGCGTGGGGCTGCACCATGGGCGAAGTTTTGGAGGCGGCTAGGCCGGCACTGGAAACCAACATCGTTGCCGCGGCAGAAGCGCTGGCTACCCCTCCCGCCGCAACCGATCCATCTCGCTAGCCGCCCATTCCGCAATGCCCACCGCCGAGCCCTGGGGCCCCACCAGTTCGCCGCTGGGCTGCGTGTCGGGCACGTCGTCGTCGGGGAGCTCTGGCTGTGTGGGGGCGGCCTCTGAGGACGGCAACAGGGTGTCCACGGGTCCCTTGGTTGACGGGTCGCGCAGCCATTCGGCCAGGAGCGACACGAGGGACCGGGAGTAGATGCCTGCGTCACCTGTGAAGTAGCCGCCTGCCTTGAGCGCGAGGGCAAAGCTCGCGGGGTCGCCGGACTCGACGAACCGCCACGCGGCGCCGTACCGACGACGAAGGAACGCGATGTGCTCGGCCATGCCCTCGGCCAGCGTCGGGTAGCTCCGGAACCACGTCTGCGGGTGCGGCGGCTCGAAAGTGACGCGCTTGCCGGCGATCATCTCCCATGTGCCCGGGAGCATGGTGAAGTCGTGCCCGTCGCCCTGGACGTGCTTCACGTTGCCGATGTTGTTGTTCCAGCACGCCTTGCCGCGCCCTGTCTCGAAAGCGTATTGCGCCCACAGCGTGCCGATGGCCTCGCGTGTAGCCTCGGGCCATGCGGTGCGCACGGCATCGGCAAACAGGGCGTTGCTGATGGTCGTACGCACGAGCGGGACGCACGTTTCGTCGCTCATTTGTCGGGTCCGAACTTGGCGTCTTCTGCCCAATCTGCGACGTCTGCAGCACGCCGAACCGCGGCGTCGTCCAAGAACTGGCGCAGCACCGTGACCGGCGCATAGTCCAGAGCATGGTCTGCGAGGGTGCGCGCAAGTTCGATGCGGTCTGACCCAAGATGCTCAGCCACTTCGCGCACCACCGCGCTGACGATTGAAAGCCCCACTTCGCGCGCGGCCTTGGACGCCGCCATTTCGGCCATCACATCTCCGAGGCTCATTGTGCACCGCTCTCTGCGTTGCCTGGACAGCGCCTGCTGAAGTGATGGCCAACACGACCGCAGTGACCACACGGAGTAGCCGGAGATTTTGGCTCTGGCGCGCGACCGAAGAACGGCCCATCGCCACGCCTGCGCCGAGGCTCAGGCATGGGACCAAGGCCAGCACTTAGCGGGCCGCCGAGCATTGCCGCTGCGCTTAGGGCCAAAAACAAGGCGCCATTACGTCCCGAGTAGTTCATTTCCCACCTTCCTTCGCTGCGCCCGAATCGACGCCCCACTTGCGATCCACCTCAGCCCGGCATGCGCGCGATTGCTCGCGGGTCTCGGCGTCGTCGATGCATTTCAACTGTTGCGCGGTGTAGCTGGCCTCGGCTGCTGCCGGCGTGGCCACCTGAGCCGAGTTCCCGCACGCGGTGCATAGCGTGATGAGCGAGCCGAGCACGGCGCACAGGATGAGCATGGCCACGATGCCGGCGATGGCGTCCTCTAGCGTTTTCATTCGGATGGTCATTGCGCTACGCCTCCTTCGGGCAACACGATGTAGATGGGCTGCGGAGCGGCGGGTGACGCGCTCGCCGGAGCGGTCCCGCGGCCAACGATTGCGGCGCCACCGGTCAGCAGCGCGAGCACCAGCCCCGTGACAGCGGTACGTACGGCAGCAGTTGCGAAGATGCTGCGGAACCATGAGCCGATGGGGCCCACGATGGCGCGTTCGATGCGCTCTACGACCGCGTTGGCTGCGTCGACTTTCTTTTCCAGGCCATCAAGCCGTTCAGCGAGGGTGACCGTCTTCCCCTCGAGCGTTTGCGTCTTCTGCTCAAGGTCGTGGCTGCTTGTTTGTGCCTGGCGAGCGATGAGTGCAGTCGGGGGGTCAGTGGGCGACCCGACACGCTTTTCCAGTTCGTCTACGCGGTCCCCCAGCCTTCCGACAACGACAACGATACCGTCGAGCTTCTTGTCTCGCTCTGCCGCGCTCTTGTCCTGCTCGTCGAGTCGCAGCAGCACGGTAGATCCGAGCTGTTGAATTGCTAGCAGCGTGCTGTTTTCGTCGCTCATTGGGTCCCCTTATGCGTCTGCGGTGACTCGGTATTCGCTCACGCTGTCGAATCCGATGATGGCCGTTTTGTTGTTGGCGATGGCGACACCTGCGCCACCTGCAATCTTGAAAGTCAGCGTGAAGCCCGTGGTGTTGTGGATGGTCTTTTCGAAGTAATCGCGAGCCGCGATGGGCGTCGGGTAGGTGATGGTGATGGGGCCCGCGATGCCGCCGCCGGTGGTGTAGCGAATGCGCCGCGCGACGAGGTTTTCCACCTTTTCCGTGTAGGATGCATTGGCCGGGGTGAGCGTGATTCGCGACGCCCAGTAGTTCTTGACCAGGTTGGTGTCCGTGCTGCCGGTGGCCGCTGCGAATGGTGCGCCGGCCAGGTCGTAGCAGCCAATGAACTCCTCGGTGCTTGCTCCGCCGTACGACTGGTAGAGGTTGCACGCGCTTCCGGTCGGGAAGCAGCAGTTTTGGAACACCGTGTTTTGGCTCGCATTGAACGCCACGTCTGTGCCGATGGTGCAGCCGACGAAACGCACGCCGTTGGAGCCTCGGAGCCAAATCTGATTGCTGTAGATGTGGCAGCCGATGAACGTGTGACCGTTCGCAATGTTGTCGATGTCGATGCTCGTGCTGTTGTGGTTGATTTGTACGCCGCTGACGATGCCGTGCGCGTCGTTGCTGCCCGCGTTGATTTTGACGCCGATGCCGTTCTGTGTGATTTGACCACCGGTCCACGCGACGTTGCCCGCGTTGACCTGGAGGCCCATCGCGTAACCGGTGTTGTATGTGGCCTTGCAGCCGACCAAGGTGGTGTACTCGGCGGCCATGTAGAAGCCCGCGCCCGGCGTCACGGCATTGGAGCCGCAACCCGTGGCCGTGCACTCGGTCAGGATTGGGCCGATGTCCGTGCTCCCACCGTCGGTGTTCTGCATCATGAACCCGTGGCCGCCGAGGTCCTTGCAGTGCACGCCACTGATGCGAAGGTTCGTGTACCCAGTGCCCGCGCCCGCAAGCCCGTTTTGCACGCCGACTTGCGACGCACTGCCGCCGCTAACGCCTAGGATTTTGAAGTCCTTGAGCACGCAGCCATCACCGCCGATGACGATGACCGAGGTAGAGCCCGCGGTCTTGAGCACGGACATGTCACCCACGCCCACGATGGCCGAGCCCGCGGGCAATGTGCCGCCAGTGCTGACCAGATAGGTCTTGGCGCCTAGTAAGATGGTCTTGCCGGTGGCGAGCGCTGCGGTGAAGGCCGCGCTGTCGTTTGTCACGCCATCGCCTACTGCGCCGTTTTCCTCCAGCGTCGTGGTGTTGGCGATGCTGGTGCCGCCCGAACTCGCGGTCACCATCGCCGGCGTCAGGATGCCGCACATCAAGTGCAGCGTTCCGTCCGCCTCGCAGAAACCCACAACATCATCGCCGGTGGTTGGCGTTGCTGCGCGCTCTGCATAGCCGGTGGCCGACACGCGAACCCACGATGCGGAACCGGCAGCGAGGCCGGTCACGCTGGCGGGCACGTCGCCCGCGCCTTGGCCAATGAACGACTGCGACAACGACGACGCCGCAGACAGCGCAATCATGCTGCTGCGCTTGGTGCCTCGGTTTGCCGTGGTCGCGGGCAGGTACGTGCTCCCGCTTTTGACCGCGAATTGACCCACTGCAATCGAGGTAGCGCCCGATAGCCGAGCGTTCAGGCTGATGGTGTAGTTCGGCTCTGCCATGGCGTCCTCTCAGTCAAACGAGCAAGTGACGATGAAGTCGGCGGTACCGGCTGCCGTGAATGTGCCAGCCGCGCCGCTGGACGATGCAAACCGGAGCGCCGTCGCAAACTTCTTGGCCATCGGAAAGATGAGGTTCACGGTGGCGCCGATGCCGACGAGTTGCGGCGCGACAATCATGGTGCCCGTGCTCGTGGTTGCGTCGAACAGGTACAGGTACCGAGCCGCCGCGTTGACGTTCAGGACGTTGATGCTCCAGAGCAGGCCGGCGCCGGTCTTGATGTTCGCGGCCTCGATGGCTGCCGAGAAGTACTGGTTTTGCGAGTCGAGAAAATACTGGTTCACTTGATGCCTCCGGCTTCGAGTCGGTCTGACTCTGTTTGCGTCGTGGTGGTCGCGGCCTTCATCGTCGAGAGGCTCTGTCCCTGTCGCTGCTGTTGCGGCGCGCTCTGTTGCTGCGGCGCCTGGCCTTGTTTGCTGGCCTGCATCATCCGCACGAAGTCCGGCGCGGTGCTCGGGTCGCTCGTGATGCCGAGCATGGTTTGGATCTGCACCTTTTGCTCGTACGGCATGGTGTCCAGCGTGCCGTTGCGGGCTAGCTCGTTCACCTGCGCTTGCACGATGCCGCGCATTTGCGCGTACATGTCCGGGTAGACGAACTGGATCGCCTGTACCTGGTCGCGAGACATGCGCCCGCGCGAGGCTTGCTCTACCACTTCGCGCGGTTGCTTCAAGGCCGCGCTGATGCGTGCGTAGCGGGCCAGTTCCTCGTCGCTGTAGCGCACCTTCTCACGGCCTGCGAGGTCCATGGACGCGACGCCGACAGGGGCGACCATGGCGAGGTACTGCACCATGCGAACGGACGTCGCCGTGACTGCTGCGGCGGTCTGCGGGGCTGCGTCGATGACGTCGCCGATGAGGTTTTTCGCGCGCGCGGTGATGACGTCCGGGTTGCGAGCCAGCGCCGTGACGGTCTTGATTTCGTCGACAACTCGGTCTTTTGCTTTGCCTGCGAGGCTCACCACCTCAGCAGCCACGGCCTTGCGCTCACCACGTACGGCGTTGCTCACGGCGTTTTCGATGACGCCGTCGAACTTGTTCAGCGTGCGCTGGATGGCGGCGAGGCGGTCCAGTGTCGTGATGGGACGAGTCACGGCATCGGTGAAGAAGCCGACGACGCCGCCCATGCCTCGGCCGGTTTCCTCGGCCATGGCCTGCTTGGTGCGGGCTACAATTTCGGCCTCGGCCTTGGTCGTCTTTACCGTGGCCTCCATCGCGTCGAGAGCCTTCAGGCCGTCATCGATGGCCTTCTGCTGTGCCGGCGACAGGTCCAAGTGTTCGCGCGCGACAGCTGCCCGGCTGCGCATGCCCGCAACGAAGTCGTCATGCGCGAGCATCTTCAAGTCGGCTTCAGCGCCGCCCACCTGGTTCAGCACACCCTTGACCTTCGCCGGGTCCATCGTGCGCTGTGGGCGCCCGGCAACCTCGCCGTAGGTGGTCGAGTACATGTTGTGGAACGCGTCTGCCTTGGCCTTGGCGCTGCTGTACGTTGCGTTCAGGTCACGTTGCGCTGCGCCGGCCTTGCCAAACAGGTCCTCGCTTTCGAGGGTCTTGCGCATCCGCTCGTAAACGGCATCAAACTCCTTCTGTGCTTCCGTGGCCTGAAACGACGGCTTGCCGAAACTCGACTCTTTGCCAACGGCGCGCTTCAGGCCATCCAGCTCCATGTACATCTCGCCGGCAGAAAGCTCTTTGCCTTCGATGCGGTCGGTGGCGTCCTTCAGCACCTTGCTCAGGCGGTTGACGCTGACTGGCGAGCCGCCCTTGGTCGCGGTGTTGTCCAGGATTTCGATGGTCGACCGGATGTCCTGAAGCGTTGCGTTCGTGACGTCACGCACGGCCGGCGCTTTCGCTTCGTCCACCAGCTTGGCGAACTGCGAGCGCTTCTCCATGAACTGCGCCTCGTTCAGCGCGTCATCGAACTTCAACGCGACGTTGCCTTGCTTGGCCCAGTCACGTGTCAGCTTGTCGATGATGGCATCCTGCTCCGCGATGCGCCCGGCGCGCCGCTGGAACGTATCCATCAGGAACTTGGCCTTTTCTGGGTCCCCGCCGCTCTTGGCCTTGGCGTAGAGCTCGGCCGCATGGTCCACCAGGCCCTTGTCCGCGGTGTTGGCCGCGAGGGTGTCCATCTCGCCGAGAATCTCTTTCGTCTGCGCGTTCGTGAACCCGCGTTTCGACGCCTCATCCAGCACATCGGTCGTAGCCTGCGCCTCGCGCCTGACCGCCTTGCCAGCACCAGCCACGCCAGCAACATCGTCGAGTGCCGCATGACTCGCCGGCCCGCGCCCATAGCTCAGGAGCTTGGAGCCAAGCTCATCAACGCCGGCCATGCCGAGCCCGAGGCCAGCGCCGACCACGCCGCCCAGGAGCACGCTCTTGTCCGTGGCCGCAGCCAGGAGCTTTTGCGCGTTCAGGTCCGTATTGCCCAGCGTCGATTCGTCGATGGCGTTCTGGACGTTCATCAGCGACGTTTCCGCCGCACCGCGCGCACCCTGGGCCAGCGCTCGAGCTAGGATGCCCTCCCCTGCTCCTGCGCCCCTCGACAGCAGGCCAAGGGTCCCACGCTCCACCGCGTTGCCTAGGCCCGTGTACAGCTCGCCAGCGCCACCAGGGGCCAGCATGCCGGCCAGCTCGCCGCCCATGTACGCGTGCGGGTTGACGCGCTTGGTGGTGTCGAACGCCTCGCGCGCGAACTGCGCCCCGTCCTTGCCGCCGAACAGGTCAGCAGCACCAATCATCGCCTGGTTGCTCAGGCCGAACGTGGCCGCCGAGCCGAGGCCAAGGCCAGCCGCCGCGAGCTGTCCCGCCGTGTCGCCCATCGTCGCCTGAGTCCGGTCCTCCTGCGTGACGACGTGCGCGCCCGCCCGGACCGCTTGGTCCAGGTCAGCACTCGGCACCGTGGCGAGTTCGCCAGTGGGTAGCCGGATGTCTACGGGCGTCGCCTCGGTGTTGCTCATTTCACCTTCACGCTGGACGGCATCGGAGCGTTGGCGCCAGACTTCAGGCGCTGCTCAAAAATGGACACCGCGCGCGGGTCGTAGCCGGCCTTTGCCGTGGCCTCCTGACGCGCGTAGTAGTCGGACAGCTTGGTGATGGTGTTGGCCTGCTCTTGCGCCGTGGCAGAGCCCTCGAACGCGCGACCAATCTCTTCCAATTCCTTGGACGAGCCACCGGATCCGGTGCGCAGGTTGCGGTACGCCAGCTTGGCGTTTTCCCAATCCTGCCGGCTCACCTTTTCGTCTGAATTCAGCCCGACAGTACCGCGCAAGATGGCCATGGGCAGCGCCGTGGTCGGCAGGAACGTGGCGACCTTTTGCGCCGTGTTGCTGTCGGCGAACGATGGCGCAATGGCGTTTCGCGCGTCTGCCGTGGGTCCTACACCAGGCAGGCCCTTGCTGGGGTCCGTCTGTCCATCCGCGCCCTGGAGACGTCGCTTGATGTCCTCGACAAGTTGACGGTCTTTCACCATCTTCTCGTCGCCGATCCGCTTGGACAGGTCGGTGATTTGCGCGTCCAGTTGGTCGCGGTCCTTGCCGCCTGCCTTGGCTGCCTCGACGGCCAGCGTGTCGCGCTTCAACTGCATGTCTGCAACCTGCATGGACCTGTCCCAGGCCATCTTTTGCGCCGCCGCCTGTGCCGCTGCCGCCGCTGCCGCTTGCTGCTGCGCCGCTCGCAAGGCCGTGGCGTCAATCTCGCGCTTGATGCCGACCTGCTCCCGATTGATGAGCCCCATGGCGGTCAACGCGTTTTGCTTTGCAAGCGCCGGCATGAACTCCTTGTCCGCCTGCGCCTGGAGCCAATTCTTGGTGGCGTCCAGCATCGTGTGCTTGGCCTGCATCTCGGCAAGCCGCTGGTCGCCGTGGATGCCCTGGAACTGGCCCAGGAGCGTGTTGCGCATGGCAACCTCACGCTGCTTGCCCTCAATCTCAGAGCGCTGCGAGTCTAGGTCTCGGTCGATCTGCTTGTTTACGCCGTCGATGAACTCGTTGGAGTTTGTCAGGCCAGCGCCATGCAGCACGCCACCGATGGCCCCGCCCAGGGTCATCATGAACCTTTCGCCCGCGCCCTTCTGCGACATCATCCGCATTGGGTCGAGCTTTACCTGTGCAAGCGCGTCGACCTTCTGTGCGGTCTGGTCGCTCCAGTTTTTGAAGCGCTCCGCTGCGTCGTTGTCGACCTGAAGCTGGTGCGCTGCGTCTGCCTTGGCCTGCTCCGCTGCAATCTGCTGGACGTTGGCCGCCGCCGTCATGGCTCGGCCCTCGAGGTCGGCCTTGGCGTACGTGTGGTCTTTCTGCGTGTCGTATGTGCCCAGCAGTTCTTTGTTGTCGGCGTTCACAGCAGCCTGCAAGCCACCCATGGGCGACATGCCACCGCCATACCCGCCGCCCGGCATCTGAAGCCGTTGCGCCGGTTGTGTGAACGACACACTTGCTGGCACGTTGACCGCGCCCGGGTGCGTGACCGGGTTGCCGACACTGATGGCCGTGCCCGCGGTGTTCGGGATGTTGTCTACCGTGGGCACGCTTGTGGCGACGCCCGGCGCAAATGCGCTGGCCCTGGTCTGGTCGATGGGCGGAATCACTCCCATGGCCTCCAGGCCGGCGCCAATGGGGCCCTTTGCGCGCAACGCGGCATAGGTGTCCGGATGCTGGTCCGCGAAGCTGCTGACCGCGCTGTTGACCGCTGCCGGAGCGCCCAAGAGCTTGGCCTTGAACTGGTCCATCATGGACGGTGCCGCCGCAGGAGTGTCCGGACCCACAACCACCGGGTTCAGGTTGATGTCAGCCATTACCAGGGCCTCCCGCTTCCGCCGTTGCCGCCAAAGGATGAGCCGAGCGACTCAGCTGCCGCAGTGGGTCCGCCCGTTGTGGCTGGAGCGCTAGGCATCATGCCGCCCATCTGCATGCCGCCCTGAGCGCCACCCATGAGCGCGCCGAACTGCTTCCATTCGTTGTTCGCGTTGGCCTGGTTGGCCTGAGCATTCATGCCCTGGGCCGCGTTCCAGCTGTTCGCCAGCGTGCCCTGCATCGCGACCCGGCCTTGCAGGTTGCCTAGGTTCGCCTGGTTGGCCTGGCCGATGAGCCCGAGCTGGTACTGGTCGTTCAGCTGGCGCTGTCGGGCCTCGAGCTCGGCCTGGGTCATCGCGCGCTGCTCGTCCTGGCCGCGGATGCTGGTGCCCATCTGGCCGTACTGGCCCAGGGCGTTCGCCATCTCCTGAGCGCGCAACATGGAGGTCTGCGCCGCGATGTCCTGAGCCGCCGCACCGGAGTTTTGCGCTGCACCGTACTGCGCCATGGCGAGAGCTGCCGGGCCTCGAGCGCTGGCCGCCATGGACTGCTGCTGCCGCATGGCCTGGTCGAGGCCTTGCTGCATCTGCATCTGGGCCACGCTAGGCCGGTTGCCCATGGCCGCATCGCGCATCATGCCGATGGCGTCTTGCTGGTAGCCGCGGGACTCGTTGCCTAGGCCGTTGTCCAGTGCCACGCCTTGCCGCTGCTGGCCGGCCTCGCCCATGCCCTCCCAGCGGTTGCCGGTCGTGGTCTGGAGGTAGTGGCCCGCGTTCGGGTCGTACTGTTTGGAATCGCCGAACGACGTCGCTTTGTTGGTGTTCTTGCCTACGCCGAGCGCAGCAGCAGCGCCACCAGCGCCGAGACCAAGACCAAGACCGATTAGGGGAGCCATCATGATGTCACCTGTGTGCCGTTGAAAGGGTGGTCTTGCTGCGGATGCCGTACTCAAACCGGATGCCGAGGATGTCGCACTGCCTGCCGGTGGTGACGCTGCCCGCGTTGCTCACGGAAATCTTGAGCTTGATGGCCTGGCACTTTTGCTTCTTCAGCATCAGCTCCAGCTGCTCACGAGGCAGCGCGGCAATCTCGGTGTACGTGTAGCTCCACGTCTCGGTGTACGCGCTGACGCTGTCGTCGTAGTCAAACCACGCGGTCACATCGACCTGATGGTCCTCGTAGCGCTTCATCAAAACGAGGATGCGCCACACACGCTGAAAGCCCTCTAGGCCCGCGAGGTGGATCCAGTTCGTAGTGATGTACCCGAGCGCCGGGGCCGCACTGTAGCCATAGGACGAATCCCAGTTGTCCAGCCATGACGTGGGCTCGTCACGGTAGACGGCGCCAAGCGAGTCAGACCAGAGCGCGACGCCATACGAGCCAACGACGCCGATAGTCTGCGCCTGGACTGCGGGGGCTGTGCCGTCCCCGCCCGAAGGTTGCGCCGCTCGCGAGGTGAACCAGGTGTTGCTTGCGTAGTCCCAGCAAATCCACACTCCTTGGCCGCTGACACCGGTGGACGATTCCGACGCGACACACGCGAATTTCACGTAGTTTTCGCGATGGTTCACGACGGCGCCGGTGATGATGGGGAAGCTTGAAAGTGTCGACTGCGCTGGCTCTCCGTGCCACGTCACATCGCCGGATCGCGACAAGAGCATGATGCCGCGGTCCGATTGGAACAGGGCGCCAGCGCTGCACACGACGACGCTGCGAGGCTCGATGCAGCCGCACTCAGAACTGAGCTTCTTCGGGATGCTGTACCCGCCCCCGCCGTTGTCCGTGTAGCCGTTGCCGTCGATGACCCACACACTGCGGCGAGTGAACGCGTAGAGCCTGCCGTCGAACGACGCGAGCGCGACAACGCGACCCTCATCTTCGATGACCTGCGTAAGCAACGGGTTCCACCAAATGCCCTCGCCAGGGATGCGCTGGCCTGAGAACCACAGCGTTGTGCCGTCCTCGGCGACAGCGGCCAGCCCATCGTTGTGCTGGATGATGCAGGTAAGCGACGGTGGTGCGCGCCTCGGTAGCGTGGTGCCTGGCGTGCTCGGCTGTGTGTAGAGTTGCGGGTTGACGCTGATGGTCGCGTCCAGTGTGTTGTCCTGAAACGTCACCGACACGGCGGACACAATGTTGTCCTGCTGCGCCACGCGGTAGTACGTGCTCAGGCTGTCCTTGGTACGGAACAGCACGATGCGCACCGGGTTGGTGCTGTCGTCGCTGTCCATTCGCGTGGTTACTGGCAGTGTCGCTACGGGCACATCCACACGCTTGGCGACCACTGCGCCGCTGGACTTGGTTGCCGCGGGCTCTGACCAGTGCACATTCCCGGCTGCGTCGACGTGTTCGTAAATGGCCGTGTACGAGTAGGTGCCGGTCAGGGCGCCGGCCGTGCCGCTCGCGATGGTACCAATCTCGGGTGGCATCAGAAAGTTTTGCTCGTGCACGCGCGCGCCGTCGAAATACGAGGCCACGCCGCTGCCCGTGTGCAGCGCGTTGGCAATCTCGGCGGCCTGCCAGCGGTTTGATGCGCCGAAGTCGAGCGTCACAAGGTCGTACGAGATGACGCCGCCGGACCGCTGCGTCGGGTGAATCATGTCCACCTTCGTCGTCGAATAGACGTATGGCGTACGCGGAAACACGAACATCGGAGCCTTGCTCAGGTCCCCGGTGAGGTTCGGTGCCACGTTGGACAGTGGGCGGAACGTGGTGCCGGCGTCGCCCATGTCGACCACGTACGCGCATGCCGGCCGCGTCGTTGACGTGGTGATGGGCCCTGGCACGATGGTCATGTAATTGCGCCCGTTGACCCGGAACCCTTTGCCCACGATGGAGCAGCGGTAGACGGTCCTCAGTGCACCATCGTTGCCACACGCGCCTGCACTGATGACCGCGGGCCGGATACAGATGAATGGCGACGTGCTGGAAAACTCGCTCTCAGCGACGATGCAGCGCGCCGTGGTGGTCGGCACGATGGTCAGCGCAGACGACGCGCCCCACGCTGCGCCGGGCCGGTTGAACAGCGCCACTGTGGTGCCGGTCACGGTGAGCGCGGTCGGCGAGTACCCGATGAGGTTGACCGCGGCAGCGCCGTTGTTCTGGTAGGCCATCCACAGCGTGTCACTCTCTTTGACGGCGATGGCTGCGTACGGCCACGCGCCTGCCACCGGTGGCGTAGTGGCCAGGATGCTTCCCGTGGTGTCGTACGACGACACGAAGACGTTCGTGAACCCAGCGTCTGTGTAGGCCACAAAAAAGCGATCCGACATGGAGCACACGTCGAACATCAGCCCGAGACCAGTCATCAGTTGCACGCGCGCCGCCCACCCCGTGGTGATGTTGGCTGCCGACGAAAGCGAGATGGTCCGCAGGTAAATCTTGCCGTCCGAGATGTTGTAAACGACGCATGCGGTGCTGCCGATGACGCACACGGAGTGCACGACGAACTGCTGCGTGGTGCTCGTGTCCAGCACTTCAGGACCACGCACCACGGCGCCGGTGGTCACGTCCATGATGGCGACGTTCAGGTAGCCATTGGTGCCCGTGCTAGAGTACGTCGAGAACGCGATGACGCGGTAGTTGCCGTAGCCGCCAATCTCGTACAACGGGTAGAAGTTGCTGCCCGGCTGGATGCCTGCGGTGCGCGTCACGAGCGCTTCGGGTACGCGGTCGCGCTCAATCCAGCGACCCACCTCGTTCGAGTATGAGTACAGCTTGTTACCGTCCACGGCGCCGGAGTCCTGGCCGAACACGACTGGGTTGACCTCGCCGAGCATCGCAATCTTGCGCGCTGACGACACCTGAAGGTTGGCCACGGTGGTGCGCGTCCAGACGCTGGAGCCCATGCGCTTGGAGTACGCGCCGCGCTGGTCCTGCCGAAAGTTGGACACGGCTGACCATGCCGTCGGGTCTCCGGTCTCGGGCGCTACCGACTCGTCCAGGCTGCCGGTCATCGGCAGCTCGAAGATTTGCTTTTGGAGGGGCATCAGAACACCTCCAGGGTCACTTTGCCGGTGCTGTTTGAGCGGTAGACGACGGTGTTGCTGTCGCTGCCGGTGCCCAGTTCCCAGCTGACGACGCTGCCGGAAATGGTCGGCTGCCAGCGCACTGCCACGATGTAGACCTTGTCGCGGCCAAGGCCGTGGCGCAGCGAGTAGTTGGTGCTCGCGACCACGTCCAAGTCCTCGAAAAACACGCTCTGGTTGTGCCGGTTCGCTCGAGCTGCGCGGGTCGCCTCGACGATGGTTTCACTCATGGTGCGCAGCTGTCGTGCGCGCGTAGTGCCGTCGTCGGTCTCGCTGAACTGCTGCGGTCCAATGGGCTCGAAGGCCACGTCTTTCATGACGCCGCCGAGCACGATTTGCGGCACTCGCTTGTTGGGCGCGGTCACGGCGGGCCCCATGCGGGCGCGTAGAGCTCCAGGTTGTCACCGCGGATGCGATACCCGCTGATGGGCGACACGGAGAAGCGCCACCAGGGCATTTGATCGTTGTCGTCGATGTCCGAGATGTACCGAGGGCCGCCGCGGTCGCGGTTGCTGCTGCATGTCCGAATGCGAGCGCGACACTCGTTGATGACTTGCTGCAAACCGCTGGCGTCCTGCTCCATCTTCATGAGCGCGAACCGGGCCATCAGGGCAGACACCAATTCGTCCCACCCAGACACGCCGTCGAACGTGTCGCTGTCGCTCGTGAGTACGGGCGGGTTCTGGATGTACTCCAACTCGATGGTATAGACGCCGGTCGGCGCCTGGAAGCTCTGGCGCAGGCGGTCCTGTACCGCGTTGAGAGGACGGCGCCGAACGCCATCCTCGACCACGTAGACCATGCTCGACGTGCGGAAGTCGGCAGGCAGCGCGTAGGCTGTGGTGCCGACGACCGTCGTGAACGTGGCGGTTGACGCGTAGTAGTCGGGCGGCCCGGACTGTACCAGCAAGTCGTAGACCTCGGTGAGGTAACGATTTGCTGCGTCCTGCCACTGGGCATCGCTGATGAACGAGGACGACTCAAGGTCGGCCATCTCTTTGGCGCGATTGACCAGCTGCAAGCGTGTGACAGTCCGGGCCATTCCGTTATTTGCCCGTGTTGTTGCTGCACATGATGAGCACGTTGACGCGGTCGCCCGTCGTCGCCGGAATCTCAAATGCAACACCGGCGCGGTGCGCCTGGATGGTGATGGTTCGCGTGGTCGTCAGCGTGGTTTCGCCAATGACCAAGAGGTCGCACCAGTCAGTGGCAAGGACGGCACCTTGTTTACTGGCGTGGACCGCGTAGGGCTGCGCAGGGAACGAGAAGCCGGTGCCGAGCGTGACGACATAGAGTCCCACGCCGGTACGAGCCACGCTCCAAGAGAGCCCGCGAGGCCCGCGGTTGTTTGCCGCGAGCGGGGAGCTGGTGTTGTTGCCCTGGAACGAGAATCCAAAATGGAACTCGTCCGGGCTCAACATCCAAGCGGGGTATGTGGATGCGCCTACCATGTCAGACGCCCCAGTTCGTCATGCGGGCCGACTTGACCGGGCAGTTCACGCCGAACTGGCCGTAGAGGCCGACGCGGACCTCGTAGCTGTCATCGGTCGCGACACGGAGGAACTCCGGCCCGTCGAAGTTGAGGACCTGCGGCATCGCGCCGGCGGAGTACCCGCCGATCGTGGTCATGTCGCAGAGGAACGCGTTGCCCTTCGGACAGAAAGGCGACGTCATCAGGTTGATGGTCGAGTAGTCGCCCTCGAACTGAATCGCCTCGAACGACACGCCAGCGACGGTGGAGTTCACCTGCGAGCGGTTGTACGTGGTCTTGCCGGTGAGGCTCTTCTTGAGCTGGCGAAGGTCACGTGGGTTGCACCAAAGGCTCTTCTTGTTGAGCTGCCCCTGGATGGTGATGAGAGATTCGAGGTCGATGACCGCGTTCTCCATCGGGATGCCGGTCGCGTCGTAGACCTGCGATGCGAGGCGCACCGGGTCGCCGTTTCGCGACTGGGAGAAGATGGTGCCAGGGGACGAGCCGCCGATGAGCCACTGACGCAGGCCGATGGGAACCTGCGCGGTGCCCGCGACAGCGCCGTCTGTACCGGACGTACCAGCGCGGACCACGGAGTCACCAGAGGTGAACGATGTGATGCTGACGTTCCAGTTCGCCGCACCGGTGAGGGTGCCTGCGGACCGGTCCAGCGCTGTGACGACCTGCGAGCCGGCGCGGATGGTCGGGCTCAGCGTGGTGTCGCTGACGCCGCCATATCGGCCGCCGAGGTCGAAGTGGCTGATGTCCTCGGCCACGGTCAGCGTGATGGTCACGGTGGCGTGACCGCTCGCGACGGTACCGAGCACGGCGTTGCCGGTCCCGAAGAAGAAGATCTCGAGCATCTTCATCACGGTGCGGGTGATGCCGTCCATCTCGTTAACCCACAGGTCCACGAGTGCGCCGCCGCCGCGCTTGGTCGCAGCACGCAACGCTTGGCCCTTGACGCGCGCGGTACCGAAGTACTCCGTACGAGTCAGGAGGAAGCGCGCGAAGTTCGACTGCGCAAGAGCTTCCTGGGCTTTCTGGATGGAGGTACCGACACCTTGCGGGTTCTCGGTGATGATCGGGAGCGCGTAATCCTCGCCCTCGAAGTCCTCAATCTTGTTGATGTTGGCGATGGCGGGAAAATCGGCGAAGTTCGCCGCGGGGACTTTACCGGTCGGGTACCGGCGCTTCAGGACCGCTACGGATCCTGCAATTGATGCGGACATGATGTGACCTCAGGGGGTTGGAGCGTTGTGGACGCTCGCCGCCGCTGGCCGGTCATCTGCTCGATTCGCGCATTGCCGCGTTGGCTTCCTCGATGAGGGCCGCGCGCTCTTCGGCGGCGGTCATCTCGTGGATGGGCTTGGGGGCACTGCGTCGATCAGACGCTCCGGCCGCGCTCAGCGTGCGCGACCCATTCGCCCGTCCCGTGGGCACTTGTTTTGTCTGCGTCGCTACCTGCGTCGCAGTGCCGGAAGGAGATCCGGCAGCATCCCCAGCGCTTTGCTGGGCCATGTATTCGAGATATTGCAACACATTTTGGGGAGACGCAACTCCGCCGGCAGCTTTGATGGTGTCGGCTGCTGCATGTGCCTGGTTTATCAGCACTTGCTCAACGGTGAGTTGTTGCCCGAGCATCTTTGCAGCCTGCACATATTGCTCGGCGACTGCCTTGATGGGTGACTGTGCGCTGATGGCTACAAAGTCGCGCTCTGCCGCGGCGCGCTGCTGCTGCTGCCAGTATTCCGCCTGCTGCTTGGCCAGCGTTTCAACGCTCGCCGCCTTTTCCTCGGCGGTTTGCGCGCGCTCTGCGAGCTTGGCCTGCTCGGCTCGAATCTGCTGGAGCGCCTGCCACTGCGGATCGCCCTCGCGCACAACGCTGTCGACCAGGTCCTGAGGTTTCCACCCGATGCGCTGGATGGCCTCCATCGGCTTTTCGCGGAGCCCGGCCAGCTGGCGCTGAATCTCTGCCTGCGCCTCACGTTGCGCCGTCTCGCGAGCCTCGGCACGGATGCGGTCTGCATCGGCGCGTGCTTGCTCTAGGAGCTGGTCCGCCGCGCTCTTGCCCTCGTCGCGGACCTTCTGCGCCTGCTCTCGGGCACGAATGAGCCGCACCACCTCGGGCGTGTTGTCCTCGGCTGGCTTGTCGGCTGCGGCCACGGCATCGGCTGCGGCCTTGGTCTGCGCGGCCTGCACCTGCTCCGGCGTCTCTTCGGCAGCGGCAGCAAGGTCGACGCCCTCGAGCGCCGCAATCAGGTCGTCACGGCCTGCGGGTTGCGCGGACTGGTCGACGACGGCAGGGGTTTCGGTCGCGGGTACGTTGATGATGTTCATCGCTCAAACCTTTCAATGGAGCTGCGCACATTCGACGCGAGCGCCAACAATGCCGCGTGGAATTCGCGCATGGACTCTTCGCTGCCCAGCCAATGGTGACGGTCAACCACGTTTGGATCCCTATGGAGCCACTTCCTGACGCGCACGAATCGCTCCATGTGAGCGTTCACCAGGGCCACGCGGGCCATGAAAATATCATCGGCCGCCAAACCCTCTTCGGCGGCCGCCGCCAACTGCGCGTGCGTCGCGTCCCCGGTCAACTCCGGGTCAACGACGGCGATAGGCTTCATGTCGTCCCACACAATCATGCGGCCATCCCTGGCATCGGCATCGGTCCGCCCGGCATCGGCGCGCCACCAGGCGGCCCACCAGGCTGGACAAGGTTCTGTTGCGCGCTGGCCTGCTCCTGAGCGTCGAGCGCCTTCTGCTTGGCAATCTCGGCCTTGGCGGATTCGATGTACTCGCGAATCAGCTGCAGCCGGTCGTCGGGCACGTCACGCGTGCGGTACAAGTTGTAGAACTTGCCGGCGCGCTGAACGATGAGCTGCAAGTTGTCGAAGCTCTGCGCCACAACGGCCTCGCCGAACATCACCATGCGGTCGATGCACTCATCGATGATGTCGGTGTCGGCGGCGTCCAACTCGTTCTCGGCCTCCAGGTCGGGCAGGTCCTGCAGTCGGCGCCACTGCTCGGGCGTGATGGCTCCGGCCTTGAGCATCTCTGTGGTCTGCGCGAACTTGGCGCTCGGGTTGGTCGAGAGCGCAGAGACCGGAAACACCTTCAAGACGAAATCGTCGTCGTCCATCATGACCTTGGACCACTCCAGCTTTTTGAAGCCGCGTTTTCCTCGGTATTTCGTGGAGTATTTCTTGTTCTCGGCGCAGATGGAGCGCACCTCGATGATGACCAGCTTGGCCAGGTCGACGTGCCAGCGCTCTAGCTCGCGGTGCTCCGGCAGGTTGCGCACGGACTCGAAGTCGTTGAACACCTGCAAGGCCTTGCCGCTCGCCTGCTGTAGGCCTGCGGGTAGCTGCGACTGGGCAGCCAGCGGCGAGACACCCTTGGACTGCATCATGTTGGCCGGGATGCTGTCGCGGTAGGCGTACTGGTCCGGGTGCACCGGCTGCGGCGTGAACGGGATGGGCGGCGTCTGGCCGTCGAACTCGACAGCGATGCCCACGTCATTGGCCAACTCGGCGACGTTGATGTTCGCATCGCGCGAGGTGAAGAACCCAGCCATGCCCATCTTTTTGTGAGCCTTCTGGAATCGGCTGGTCAGCTCCTCGTACTCCTTCTGCGGCGCGGCGAGGTCCCACATCATGCCGATGCCCCAGATGCTCCGAGCTCGGCGCCTGGGCACGTAGAACGCGAACGGGAACCGGTCACGGTCCCACGGCTCGTCAACCAGCGTGCAGCCCTCGACCGCGATGACGTGGCGCCCGCCGTGGTCTTTGCTCGGCTTGTCCTTGTCGCCGGCCTTACGCTCGGCCGCTTCCATCTCGTCACTCTCGGCTTCAAGAGCGTCGTTCTCGGCGGCGCAGGACGGCAGGTGCCAGGCCTCGTGCACGTCAATCTGGTCGTGCGAGACACGCGACCGCGAGTCCTTGGCGCGAGGTGCGGCGAGAATCTTCTTACGCATCTCGTCGTCGTTCTCGGCGAACAGGTCGGCGACCTGGAACCGGTCCATGCGCATGGTCTGGAAGCACGACCGCGGCTTGCGATACCGGGTCTCGGCCTCATCAAACCGAATGTCTTCGATGGGCACGTGCTCGATACACACCCTGCCCTCGCGACTGAACACCTTGGCCGCTCCGGCGCCGTGGTACGTGCGCAACGCGTCGAGCACCACGTCTTCCTTGGTCTGGTCGACGCCGCACTCGTCAAACTCGCCTTCGATGGCCTCGCTCATGTCCTTGGCCTTGCGGCGCGCGTAGTAGCCTCCTCCATCGGTCAAGACCATGGGCACGATGCGCGAGCGGATGACCTGCGAAAACACGGTCTCGACGACGTTCCGAGCGGCGTTGTACGCGCTCTTGTTCTCGTCAAGTCCAACGTCGTCCTCGGGGTCGGTGTTCTGCCCGGCCTTGTAGCCGTACTGGTACACCGACAGCAGCCGCTTGGTGTTCTCGTGCAGGACGCTTTGCCGCTGGCGCATCTCGGTCATGAGCGCGCAGAGCTTGGCCCCAGCGTCGTTCGGGTTGGTCGAGTCCTTGTGAGCGCTCCACCACTGCCGGTCTTCGTATGTCGTCATGAGTCGTCCTTGCTGGCGCGAAGTCGCGCAATCATCTGTTGGAGTGCACGCTCGGTCTCGGCGTCTTTCTTCACGAGCGGAGGGTCTTTGACGTCGGCCATGTTGCGCGTCGCGACCAGCATCAGCGCCGGCGCGTAGTCGCAGTGTCGGCCGTCGCCGGTGCGCGGCAGGTCGATGACGATGCCGGCCTGTGTCACGCGGCGCACGATGCGGCGCAGGTCGGTCTGCATCTCAGGCAGCGGCGAAAGCTCTATCTCGCCCTCACCCAGCTTGGTCCGGAGCGACAGATACCGCTGCGCCTTCTCTTGGCTGTTCAGGTCGGTTTGCAGGATGCGCACGGGCCATGGGGTGCCGTCCTCCAGCACCACGTCCCGGCCAATGTCTTTGAGGCTGTCGACCTGGTACTGGTCCGACTCGACGGAGTGCAGGCCGTAGGTACGGAGCGCCTCGCCAATCTCGCGCATGGTGGCCTTGGGAGACAGCGGGGCCGTTGCGGTGCCGGTCCACTGCTTGGCGAACGCGACCTTGCGCTTTGCGCCGTCCCTGGTGCCGATGACGAGCGTCCAGCTGTTGCCGCGGGTCGCCGGGTCCATGGCCGCCCAGTAGGCCGCGAGCGGGTTGTAATGCAGGTTGACCGGGCCGATGCGCGTACACGCGTCCAGTAGGTCACCGCTCAGCAGGTTCTCTTCGGGCGTCATGAACTCGCCCTCAACGTCGGTGCGGTGCGCGTCTGGCTCGCGCAGGCGCAATGCCTCGCAACGCTCCGGCGTCCACCAAGACGGGTTCATGTCCGGGCCTCGCGCTCGGATAACCACGCAGTCTTTCGACGGCTTGCCCCAATACGTCGTGGTCAGCTCGTACACGGGCCCGAACGGCGCCCACGGACTGCCCACCTCGGCGAGCAGCGAGCCGGGCAGCAGACGCGCTAGGACGGCCTTGCGGGCGTCGTCCAGGTTGACCACGCCATCATCACTGCCCACCATGCGCGGCGCCTCGTCAAAGATGGCCCCGGCGCTCCAGCGAGCAACCAGCGAACCACCGGCACGCTTGCCGGCCACAACCATCACCTCAACAGGTCGGCCGGACGGGTGGCGCAGTAGCATCGAATCGCCCTTAGGCTCCTCCATGACCAGCGTGCGCAGCGTCGGCGAGGCCAGGATGGTCCCGACCAGGTGCTCCGAGAACACGACGCGGGCCTTGTCCTTGTCGAGCGACACGACCGACACGCGCGGCACCTCGCCAGGGCGCAAGCCCGACACGTCGACGCGTTGCGAGCATCGGACAGCCAGCGC